ATGAGATGGTAGTCAAGTATGCGACTATCGATACCCTGAATGTGACAAAACTGGAACTGAACAACCTGATTGCCACCAAGGCAACCATTGACTCTCTGAATGCTGTCAGTGGCCGCGTGGGGAGCCTGGAAGCGGATCATGTGACTGTATCTGACTTAAATGGTGTAAGCGCCCGTTTGGGAACGGTAGAAGCCAACTATATCAGCGCCGGAACCGTAAAGGCTAATTACATGGAAGTAGCCAACTGGACGTCTGCGGGAGAAATCAAAGCGGACAAGATCAGCGCAGCGACCATAGTAAATAAGCTGTCCAGCGTAGATCTGGTCAGTGTGCAGGCAATCGGCGTGTGGGGCTACATGAATTATAAAGGCACGGTAGTAGCGTGGCGCACACAGCGTATCAATGCATCAACGGTCATTACATATCTTGGACCGGAAGATTAGGAGGTCATATGAGAAATTTAGAAATCAGAGAATTTAGTCAGGCAATCACTAATTTTGTGGAAAAATCAGATCTGCCGGAGGAAGTAAAGCGCATGGCCCTGCAGGAAATATTGCTCAAACAGGAGCAAAAGGCAAAGGATGCGTTGCTTGCTGAGATCGCTGCCAGGGATGCAGCAGAGAAAGAAGAGGTGAAGGATGATGCAGAAGGCGTATGATTTTGAACCTTGGGAGAATCGCCCGTCTATCAACACACCGCTTAATAAAACCAACTTGGACAGGTTGAGCCGGGGAGTAAGCGAGATCGATGATCGTGTAATTAGACTTAACTTGACCAAGTTGCCAACAACGGAAGCCAGTGGAATGATCACAGGCATTACTATTAACCAGGATAATGGTGACATTACAGTTACATATTATTCCGGGGCCACAAGTGTGCTGCATACTCTGCTGGCACAGGTCGCTATTAACTTTGATTATGACCAGGACACGGAACGTCTGATCATTTATTTAAAAGATGGCACGCAGAAATACATTGATCTGTCAGCGCTGATTACGCAGTTTGAGTTTCTGGATTCAGACACGATTTACTGGACGATCGGATCTGATGGCAAGGTAAAAGCTGCCATTAAAAAGGGCAGTGTTACAGCGGAGATGCTCCAACCGGATTATCTGGCTGACATTACCGTGCAGGCGGAGACTGCTACACAGCAGGCGACATCGGCTGCAGCATCCGCCAAACAGGCAAAGATTGATGCGGATCGAGCAGAAACGTATGCGAGCATCACAGAGCCTAAGTTTTACCTCGATGAAACAACCATGCAACTTTATATGAAGGACGGTGTGGGTGTGGATTTTGTAGTAGTTGATAATGTTTTATATTGGAAGGTAGCATAAGGAGGACAATGACATGGCAGCACCGGAAGGTTACAATGCTCTCGGAAAAATCGGAATATCTTACAAAGGAGAATATGCATCCAATACCGCGTATGAGCGGCTGGATGCAGTGGCACATAACGGAAGCACATATCTTGCCATCAAAGATGCTCCGGATGGAGCACCGAGGGATGATAAGCTCAACTGGATCTATTTGGCCAAGGGATTTAGTGGAGACATCGGAGACTCAGAAATCGCGTTTACTGAGGCGGAGAACCGCGAGAACATTAATACGGGCGAGAGCGTAAAGACGGTCTTTGGCAAGATTAAAAAGTTTTTTGCAGACTTGACCGCACCGGCCTTTGCGCAGATGATCACATCCAAGGATGATCTGCTGGCCACCAAAGCCACCGGCTATGTCCCGGATGCCAAGGCGGTGGCAGATGCGGTTACTGATGTAACTGGCAAGTTAAACCAAAACACCGATTTGTCTTTAGTCAATTGTGTATCATGGGATTCTGACAATACAATTTCAAAAATAGGTAACAGAGTATTTGTAACGTTAGGCGTACGAATTACATCTGAGCAGTCTAGCGGATCATTAATTATTGCCAATATTGGAAGGACATATTACCCTAAAAATATGTATGTTAGAACAAATGCAGTAGGTGGTACAAGTGGCGATAATCACATACTTTATATTGATAAATCTAGTGGTACGATAATATTAAACCCATCAACGGAACGGTATTATTCTGCCAGTTTCTCATATTTGTCAGATTGAGATTTATTTGAAGAAGCAGCCCAATACCTTGGATTAATTAATTATTTATATGCCACAACAAAATTTAATATAAATGTTGCATCATCGCTAACATTTGCAATTTGATATGCGTAAAAATTACCGTTCGATGCAAGTCTTACATTAACAGGCCAATTACAATTTGCAAACACCCCAAATACATTTGCATTATTTGGCAATCCAAAGTCAGACAAGGAGCCTAAAAAGAGCTGTTTATCCGTCACTAATAGAGTAACAGATGTTGATATTGATGCAAATTTCAAACCATTTAAATTGCCATTTAGCAAAGCAGATCAGACGGCGGGCACGGCCTTGAACAGTGCCAGAAAGGAGCCCACATGGGTTATATTTTATACAAAGATAAAATTGAGGAGCCCGTACAGCAGGTCATAGTATCGGTAGAGAGCCCTCACGTAGTCCGGATTGCCGCAATGGGTGATGCGGAGGCTCCGGAGATAAACACCAGTGGATTTAAACTCTATTTGGATCCGAATTGTAAATACCCGTTGGATCAGGGAGAATATGAGGCATACACTACACTCTATCGGAAGGGAGATAACGGGCATGAGTTATCAGATGACGGATCCGTCTACACCGAGCCGGTTGCACCGGTGCAACCGGAACTGACTGAAGAGGAGCTTGCGGAATTGGCGAGACAGACACAGATCCAGCAGGTGACTGCGCAGATCAATGATCTCAAATCCCGGATTGCTGCCAGTGACTATAAAATCATTAAGACCTATGAGTATACGCTACTGGGCGAGCAAACAGAGTACGACATCGAAGAGGTGCATGCGGAGCGGCAGACGCTTAGGGACCAGATTAATGCATTAGAGACGCAACTGGCAGATCTGAACGCAACTGTAAAGTAGGAGGCTGCCTATGAGAGTGAGAGACGGTCCTTAAACCAATTACATAGTAACCAAGAGCCATGAGCCGATTGCTTCCATCCAGGGAGGTGACCGGCTCATTATAGTAAGGAGACTGACATGGCAACAGAAATCATCGTAGCATTGATTGGCTGTGCGGGAAGTGCAGCAGGTGCTTTTTGCGGAATTATGGTCAATACAAAATTGACTACATATCGGTTGGAACAGCTGGAGAAAAAAGTAGACAAGCATAATACTGTTATCGAGCGCACATTTAAGTTGGAGGAAGCGCAGGCAGTTATGCAGGAGCAAATCAAAGTAGCAAATAACAGGATCAAAGATTTGGAAAGAGAGGAATAACATTATGGATTTATCATTTTTATTGCAACTCGTAGACCCTATCATTTTGGGAATCTGTTTGCTGGCAGGTTACGTCCTGAAGACAGCATTTGATAATTTTCCCAACAAGTATATCCCGCTCGCATCACTGAGTATGGGGACCATCATTGCAATTATCATCCATCTGCAGACAGGAATTAATGCAGAAGTTGTGCTGGGTGGAATGATCTCGGGACTGGCGGCCACAGGTATGTATGAATTGCTTCGGAATCTACTGGACTTTGACGGAAAGAAGGAGAAATAAATATGATGAAGGGTATTGACGTTGCAAAATGGAACGGGAACATTGACTGGAGTAAGGTAAAGGCGGCAGGTGTAGAATTTGCAGTTTTGAAGGTTATCGATAAGTCCAACAGGACGGAGGCAGCATTTGTTAGAAACTACGCGGCAGCAGTCGCAGCGGGAATGCCGATTGATGTATACAATTACCTGTATACCGTCACTGAATCAGCAGCGAAGGAAGCGGCCAGAGCAGTAGTAAATGCACTCGCCGGAAGAAGGATCGGAAAGGTGTGGGCGGATGCCGAGGATGCCTGTCTTAAAAATAAAGGCATTTTATTGATCCGTATCCTTAATACCTATAAGGCAGTGATCGAGGAGGCTGGATATGAGTTCGGTGTGTATACCGGGTTGTCCTTTTATAATTCCTACATTAAGCCGTACAAAGATTACATTGACTGTGATTTTTGGATCGCGAGATATCCGTCCACTAAAGATATGACGATCGATATGGATCCTGCAGCATCCAAAAAGCCGGCTATCTGTCATAATCTTTGGGGCTGGCAGCATTCCAGCCGTGGCAAAGTGCCTGGCATCAGTGGATATGTAGATCTGGATATCTGCTACACGAAGGTGACCAGTAGCGGCACCGTGCAGTCCACTACGGCATATTATCCCAGATACACCGGTACATCTACATCCATCGTGGCAGCACTTAATGCCGTCGGGGTAAACTCCAGTTATGCCACTCGCAAGCTGATTGCAAAAGAAAACGGTATTACTGGTTATGTCGGATCCGCAAAGCAGAATACCCAGATGCTGACACTGCTGAAAAACGGGAAACTTAAAAGAATCTGATTGACGGAATAATGATTAGGGGATATTATAATAATATCTCTCTTTCTTAAAAAAGAATAAGGTGAAGAGACGGAGAACATGAAGGGGTGTTCTCCGTTTTTTTACGTTAAATGGCAAGTTAATT